ATCGTTGCTATCGTTGCTATCGCTTAACTCTACATTATATCTACTCTCTATATACTCTTTTGAAAAGACACCTGACTGAACAATTTCAGTTATAGTTTTATCAACTTTTACTTTGTCAATTATTGATAATACTTCATTGTCATCAAAGTTAAAATATACACCAGACTCTACGAAACCAAGAGTTGCTAACTTAGGAATAACTATGTCATTAATAAAGAATTTCAACTCTCTTAACTCAGATCTAGTTTTATAGTCAGCTTGTAAGTTGTGTACTTTTGCTCTTGCTTCTGAACCACCTGTTGAACCATCTATCATCTCTACTGCACCTAATACCTTTTTAGATATTTCAGAGTTAATAAATTTTAAGAACTCAAGATAAACAGAAAAACTATCTGATGTTTTGCTTTCAACAAACTCAACATCTTCTCCTTCGGACAATACTGCGAATGATGAGCTTCCCATATCTTTCAAGAACTGTACGAACCTATTTCTTTCATCTGGAATTGATGACTTCGTTTTACCTATTCTTAATGGAGTACCAAACAGCTCTTGAAATTCTGCCCAGAATTGAAGTGCAAATTTTTTATAGAGTAACAATGGTGTTAATGATGCATAGTTACCAAGTGAAGTAGAAGAACCTATTTCAATTAGCCAATTATATGTTTTGTCATCAGTATATGACTCCCCACGCATGTCATTATAGTTAACAAGATATTCTCTGTATTCAGGTTTAACATTCTGTCTTGGTATCAAAGTTAAACTAATATCTTTTTCATATATTTCATCAATTTGTATTAATGAATGTCCCCAGAACATTGTATCTACAAAAATAGATATTAAGTTATAGAACCATCTTGCATTAAATTTATCAGTAGCAAGTTCATTAACTGAACCATCTTGGTTATAAATAGCAAATTGAATTGCTTGAAGTCTATCTTTTTTAAGGTCTATTGCTGCTTGTAGATGTTGGTCAGTGTCAAGATCTTTATAAAGTCTATAAAGTTCTGTTCTTCTATACATATTAACATCTTCAGCTGAATAAACTGCATATCTCCAACGTTCAATAGTTTGTTTAACTCTTTGAAGTGTTTCATTCTCAATTTTAACAAGCAAACTGTTCTTTTTTGCAGATGCATCTGGCTTTACTTTGTTAGTAAACTGTTTTAATATATCAAATAGTTTCATATTAGAATATTTGTTTATTATTTTTAACGTTTCCACCAAAGCTGCTGTTAGGTACTGCTGATGGATCTAAGTCTGGTTCAACAGGTATAATAGACAATGTCATTTCTCCTGTTGATAATTTCTTTAACATATCAAGTGCTCGTTCATAACGTTCAGTTCTTAGCACCGACATCATATCAATTGACATTCTCGTAAAGAGGTCGTATATAAAAATATCTAATGTTATTCTTATAAGAAATGAATTTCTGTTGTTCCCCTTTAGTGAATACTCATGTTGAGTATTATAAATTCTTGAAATGTATGCGTCAATTAAGTCAAGGACACCTTCTTCAATACCATCAAAAAGAGTGTAATTATCCTCTGATATTTGGCTCATTTGGTTATCCTTTGTAAGTAATTTTACTTCTTCTATTGTGATATATCTCATTGTGTAAATTAATTATTAATATTATAATATTATATACTTAAATGGCTTTCATTTTTTATGTATCTTTCTTTTATATGTGGCTTCGCTACTATTTAGAATGAGTCTAAATTACGAAAATAATGAAAAATAGTTACCATTTTGAACACTTTTTTAAAAGTGAACGAGTATATATAGTATAGATGTTCAACTAACGTAGACTAACGTAAACTAACGTAGACTAACGTAAAATATTAAAACTTTTTAAAATTTGTAAATTTAACAATATAATAACAATAATGACTTTGATCATCATCGTCTCGACGGCAAGTCTGATATTACTAACTGCATAGAGACCTAGAGGGTTTAAAAATAGCTTAACAACTATTTATTTGTCGCCAAGAGTTAAACATTACTCTTCATCCTCGGATCAGAAATAGAAAATAGTAGACATTTTCAGCCTATCGCCACTAACAGTGGCAGTGAAAACATACGAATAGGTAGCATAGAAAGCTTTAAATTGGGTACACCGCTCTCCCTGGGAAATGTCGAGTCGTTCTAAAAATGGAAAAAAGTCTAACCCGCTTCAAGGGGTATCCTGTATCCAGTCTCAACCAACCGTTTCCAAAACCAAAAGAAAAGTGAAGTCATTAAATTATTTAATATTTTATATTCAATTAGTTAAACATTAGTTAAACATTAGTTAAACATTAATGTTCATTTTTTATGTCTCTTCCTTTTTGTGATGGCATCCGAAGTCAATGTTGAATGTTCACCAAAGGAATGTGATGATGTCCCTCAGTAGCGAACGCCCCATATAAAAGAAAAGAAAGACATAATTCTTTACCATCTTGTTAATACATTTTGATACCGTTCATTTCTATATGTTCCTGTTTCTCTATAACCAATATTCATATGATCAATTCTCCATTTGTTAGCAAGACAAAAACTAATTACATGGTCATCATGCATACCAGGTGGATGTGTGTATCTTATAGTTCTTGATACAGGTAAGTACTCAAATGTAAATATTGTTAATTCATTTATCAACTCTGGATACAAGTTCTTAGTCGGAATTTTAACACTTCTTTCATTAAAAGCTTTAACAGCAGTTAATACTATCTCTTCTTTTGACTTATTGCTCGTTTGAAATTCATACACATTTGGATATATCTTAATTAATTCTTCAAATAAAACTGAACCAATTGAGTTTACTTCTACCAGACAACTAGCTTTATATTCATTAAGTATAAATGCGAACTGAGTTACAATGTCATTCCACTTAATTCCTTTTAACTGTTTAACATATGCGACTTCTCCACTCCCAGTTAGTATAGTAAGCACTGACTTATCATCTTCTCGTGCCCAGTCAATACCAGCAAAATACTGAATGTTATAATTATAAACTTGCCATTCGTTGATAACTGCACAACTTTCGATGTTATTAAAAACTTCTCCACCATCATCAATGAACTCTCCTTCATACTCTTGTCTATACAATGCTTTTGGTGTACCAACTTTTGCGAGGTCAAGTTCTTGTTGAGTGATGAATGGACTGTCCTTGCTCGGTAATGAAAATGTCTTTGCTATTCCACTATTATACATTCTAAAAAAGAAATTACTCTTGCCTTTTGGAGTAGAAGTTAACAGTATCTTTTTTCCTGCTGTTGAAATAGTAGTAGTAGGTCTTATTGCTGAGTCCCATACTTCATCAGATATAAACGCAGCTTCATCAACCCACAAGTAATGAGCTGTATAACCACGAATACCATCTTTACTTTCTCCAGACAACAACCTGATAATTGAACCGTTGTTAAACTCTATGCTCATATCAGTTTTATTAATTTTCTTACCTTTAAATGATGCTAAACCAATTTCAAATTGTCTTAACACCTTACGGAGTTGTTTCCCTGTTGGTTGGATAATTAATGTTGTAGTGTTAGCATCTGTTAAAGCCCAATAAATTGATAGGTTGATACCTGTTAATGTCAGCCCAACTTGTCTACCTTTAGTAACAACAACATAATTAATGTCGTCATTAGATATACAAGCATTTATAATATCTTGTTGTCTTGGATATGGTTTGAACAATGTTAAATTAACTAGCATCGAATTTTATATTTATTATGTCTTCTGTGTTGTTGTTATCTTCTATCTTTTTAGGTAAATACATACCGTAAGAGTCTAAACCTCGTTCAATTGCTTTCCAATTACCACAGCTTACAGCTTTCATAAACGCTGACTCGACTTCATCTTTAAAATTCTGTTTTATGATGTCAATTGTTTCATATACAAATGTTTTAAACTTAGGATCAATTCTGAAACGTCTGTAAACTGAATTAGCAGTAACATCAACAGCCAAAGCAGCATTAGAAATTGAACCGAAGTTTTTTATCAGTGCTTGAATGAAGTCATTTTTAAGTTCTGCATTCCATTTATTCATCATTATTTCAATTATATTATAATATTCTTAACAGGGTTATAGTTCTCTGGATCGCTAACCGCAGTAATACTGAAGTCTGTTAAATTACCATAGTCTGTTCTTTGACTAAAGTTATAGTCTTCAATTACTAAGTTCAAAATGTTAAAGTAGTTGTTCAAAAATATACTATTAACTTTAATACTCTTTTTTAGAGAAAACAGCGCATCAAGTTGTTTCAACCTTTTAACATCAGTTTGATATTGGTTGCTTCCTGATAATATTCCTGTAAATATTATCATGTAGTCACCATTACCAATAAATTCCTTAACTGTGAAGTCTTCACCTATTACTTGAGTCTTTACAATATTTCTTGGTCTTGTAATAGTAATATAGATGTTATCAAGCATAACAGAATAGAAATTAGGGTTCTGTGTGTTCTCTTTAAATTTAAACACTTGATCAAGACGTTTAATTTCTTGTTCATAATACTTTGCAACATACTCTCCTTTTGCTTTTAACTCATTTGTTTTGTTCTGTAGAGTATTCAAAGCCTTTTTGTTATATGCTCCTGATGTAGTATTAACACCTAATATGTCAGTAAAGAATGTAACATGGTCTAACACAGGCGTACCAAGTTGACTTATTTTAAATTCAGCAGCTTTCTCTAATAGATCTGGGAAGTCAGTGAACAATGCTCTATTAACTCCACCAAGAAATGTAGATGTTTTATCAAATACATCATTTATTGCGTTTGTAGCTGTATCAGCAATACTCTTTCTAAATTTTGCCATTATATTATTTTGTTTTTAATTAAATTCTCCGTGGGTAGTTACATCAATAACTGCATCAATTAACACTTTCTTAACAATTTCTCCTATTCTACCATTTGAAATATTAACATTTGCTGAGTTCATATTTTCTACGCCAATTAACTTTTCAATTTTTAAGTTTATTTGCTTTACTGTTGCAGACTTAGACAACTCTGTTATGTTGTCAGAAACGTTGTTGCTGGTAGCAGGAATATTTGCAATAGCGTTAGATCTTGAGTTAGCGTTAGCGTTAGCGTTAGCGTTAGCATTAGCGTTCCCATTCACTATAACTTCTTCTAATGTCTTGCTAAACAACCTTTCAGCCATGTCTCCAAAGCCATACTTTGTTAACATCTCTGCTGCTAATGCTTGGTTGTTAGTATCTTGCAAGTTCATTGGCATTACTGTTCGTATTCTGTTTCTCAAAGTTGCATGTTTAGCATCAGTAGTAGATAAAAACTCTCTCATACCACCTGTGAAACCAATAGATGACAATTCTCTGTTAATATCTGCAAGTTCTCTATCAGCATTAGCTCTATTTCTCCTAGTCATCATTTCGTTGTGTGGTATATTAGATGTCATTGCTGACCAGAAACCTTCTTTATTCCACATTTCACCGATCTTGTCTATTTTAAATATCACATCATCAAGTGTTGTAGCTAACCCTTTGAACATATCAATAAGACCTCCAGCAATAGATGACTGACCCATAGTCAACATTAAAGACTCTAATGAGTTGTTAAGTTGTAACATTTTTCCAGATGTTGTGTCTAACTGTGCATTCATAGCACCTTGAACACCTTGAACATCACCGATACCAATTAAATACTCTCTGATGCTCTCTGTTGTTTTGTCTACTTCAGTTGTTACACCTTTAAATGTAAACTGAACTTTATCTCCCTCTTGTTTAGAACGAATACCAAATTCTTTTAACCTTTCAAATTCTAATGTTTCAGCATCAAGTATAGCTTCAACATATTGATCCATATCTTTCCCAGATGCAGCAGCAATGTCACCTAAGTTTAGCAACTGTTGTTGAGTTGGTTTTAAACCTCTATTTACTAAAGTAACATAACTGTTCGTGAGCGTTAATATGTCTGTTGGCATTTGTCCAACTGTATTCCTAAGCATTTCAATAGATGTAACAGCTTCACCTTTTGAACCAAAAGCATTTGTTAATGTGCTCTGTAACTTTTCCATTTCCATATTTAATTGAATTGCATCATATGTAAATTGACCAACACCAGCAGCAGCAGCAGCAATACCAGCAGCACCAACATTTTTTCCTGCGGCTGTTAACATTTGACTAAGAATACCAGGTTGTGGGGCGTTTCCATTAGCAGTACGTAAACCTTGTCTGTTTACCATATTTTGTTGGTTCAAAGCAGCTATCTCAGCAGCTATCTCTCTTCTTCTTTGTATAGACGCAGTTATTTGCTCACGTCTTAACGTCATCACTCTATTTCTTGTATTATCAATTGCTTGTGTATATCTACGTTGGTCAATAGTCATACTATTCAGAGAATTATGTGTCATTCTTTGAATACGATGCATTTCTCTTGTAGCATCGTCTATTATCGCTATACGAAAGTCAATTGAATTTTGTTGTGTAGCCATTTTATGTTCTTATTTTATTTCTTTCTATGATATATTCAGTTGCACACCATATTTGAGCAAATTCATCAATATCTGTTATCTCATATGGGTTTACCCTTGTATGTTCAATTATTAAAGCACACATCTTTTTAAAATTATCTTTGCCTTCTGACTTATCAATTTTATAAATTTCTATTTTTTTTTTAAGTCAGCAATGCCGATGTCATAAGATGTTAGTAACCGTCTTCCATATGAAGCTATTAAATTAGGGAATTTGTTAAATTGAATGAAACTTCTGTCACCATCAACAAAAGTAAGTCTTGCTAACTCCATCTGTCCTATGAATATTTTACCACTATCAACAAAAGACATAACTTTTCTTAACTCTTTAAAATTAGGTTTTCTGAAAACTGCAGAGATAACACCACTGTTATCACTCTGTGTAATATCAATATGTATGTTTCCTTCTTTTTCTTCTATGTTAACAGGAAAGATACATAACAACTGCCATAAGTCGTTCCTGTAAGAGAAAAAAAGGTTAATATGTTCATCAAAGTCAACCAATTCTTCATCACCTTCTACAAAACAATTCTTAGCGAGAATAGTATCGCTTACAAATGGTTCATTAATATTATCAAAAACAAGTTCATAAGTGTCTAATGATGGTTGTTTAAACAAACCTTTATATATTTTTCCATCTTTTAAAGTAACTGATAGTTCTGTATTCATATATAGTTGTATATTTTTTAGTATATAATATATACTTAAAATAACAAAAATATAATGGTAAACATAACATATAAAGTAATAATATATAATGCAGTGAATACATTTTCATCAGAACCGTTTAACTATGAGATGAATAATGTCATTAACTTTACAACTGTTGAAGATGTTAACTCCCTAACGGACACAGCAGAAGTAGTTGTAAGTAAGGCAGGATACGCATTGAATGGTTTAGAGTTGTTGGGAAGAAGTACAGACAACGATAAGTCAGTTGAATTTTCTATCATAAAAGGAACTAGGATCACCATAGATGCTGGATATGAAGGTATATTGTATAGAATATTTGATGGATACATTGTAAACTTTCAAATGGATGACAGTGGTTATCTTGTTTTGAAATGTGAAGATGAGATGTATAAATTAAAGACTGGAAGAAGTCTGATAAACTCATTTCCAAGTCCATTGGTTGATAGCGTTATAGATATTAACAATGCTAAGAAGTTTAGTGGACAAGACTTCAAGTTACATCATTTATTATACTGGATATTTTTGAACATTGGAACACCAAGTTATGAAATTTATTGTAACAACTTAGAAATAGGTAAGTTAAGACTGAAGAACCGTTTTAATGTTGCAACGATATTAAAACTAATGAAAGACCGTTTTGGTATGTATATCTATTTTAAGAACATATTCATAGACAGAAACAACTCAATTGGACAGACTAACATTCCAACGAAAAGGTTGTATGTTGGTTGGAAGTATTGGCATAAACGTGCTGGTATTAAAATAAACGACTTATTAACAACTGAAGTTGAAGTTCCGAGTGAAGAAATAGTTGATGACAAAGCATACAAAATTAAATATGCAAGTCCAATAGACAGTTCATTGTATGGTGAATACAACAGAATAATTGCTGATGACATGGTATGGAAGGATACAGGGAAGAAGAACTTAATTGTTGTTGTTAAAAGCATACAGAGTGATAATTCAGTATTAAAAGCGAGCTATCCATTGAGTATTACTGACTTAGAAAAGGAACAAGCATTGCAAGCACTTCCAGACAATGCAACAGATACAGAAATACAGAATTTTATCTCTGAGAATGCTCAAACAGCAGACAGTTTCAACGACTTCATAAGTTTAGAAGCTGAGGATAGTAATATAATTAACTTAGAGATACCAGACTTGAACCAAAGTGCTTCTAATGCTCTTGCTGCTAAGACTTACAGTGAGTATGAAGATGATGGTTTCATAGGAGATATTATAACTTTTGGAGGTTATCCACTTACTAACTTTGTAACTAAAGGTGATGTTATAACATACAGAGTGAACAAAACAGGTTTCATAGATGTTGAGAATATTGTTGAATACAGTTATTATGTTGATAAAGTAGTCAGAGAGTTTAACCAAGATGGATACAGACAGACTATATTCAATGGTTCAAGATATTATGATATTAACATTGAAGGTAACGTATCAACATTAATAAACTTAGAGTAAAATGAAGACATTATTTTTATGTTTTATGCTTTGTTTTCTTCCTTTATATTTTGGTTGTCGTACAGACTTTACTACAGTTGAAGTAGAAAGAGTTTGTATATCTGCCTATGTGGTTAAGAATGATGACAATAAGGATATTGTCATTGAACATTTGAAACAGAGTGAAGGTTTTCGCAGTGAGCCTTATTACTGTCCAGCAGGTCAACTAACTATTGGCTATGGACATAAAATTAAAGCTGGTGAAAAGTTTAACATGATAACAGAGGAAACAGCGGATAGTTTGTTAATGAACGACTTCAACATTTATTATGAACTTGTTAAAAATGAGTTAGTCGGTTGTAATAATAACATTGTAATTGCTATGACACATTTTGCAATGGGTACAGGGTTTCAATACTTTAAAAATAGTAGAGTCTGTGAGATGACAAAAGAAAGAAATGACATTAAATTTATATCTAATGAACTGTTAAAGTATTGTAAGTATAAAAATGTTAATAATGAGTATGTTGTGAGCAAGAGGTTACTCCACAACAGAGAATTTGAAGTAAAGATAATAAATAACGACATATATGAATAACATAGAAACATTAGTTGAAAAGTTGTTGTATAACCCTAACCAAGATCCATATACTTTAATGGGTGTGGTAAGAAAAAGATACATACTTAATGAAGTAATTATTAATAACACAAATGAAAATGTTGGCGGTAATGCAATATCTGATAATGATAAAATTAACTTAGATAAAGTTATTGATGTTTATAACAGAAGCAACAGTGGGTATGAAAGTAGAACTATTAACAACGGTACTGTGATAGTAAACAATGGCGTTGTGTATGAACCTAATACAATAGACAAAGCTACATATGTGAAAACGAGCATAGGAGGTAAACAAGGCTATTATGATGGTGGTAAAAGATATACATATGGTTTTGATAACATTCTTGGTACTACAGGTTTATATTCGACGAGGATAAATATTACAAAGAATATTGGTTATCTTGACTTGACTCCAGAAG